TAAAGATGAAACTATTGATGATAATTTTGATTTTGATAGTTTACGTAGACCTATATTTGTAAAAGAAGAGATATTTAAAGAATATTTCGATACTTATATTTCAGCAGTTACAGAAACAGTAAGTGGTTCAACACTTACAAACCAAGAAGAAAATGAATTAAATAAAGTATTCGGTTCAAGTAATAAAGATGAAATTAAATTAATGCTTTATAGACACTGTAAGAATATATATGACAAGTGGCTTGGAGGTATAACAGATGAAGGTAAAATTATATTTCAGTGTGGTACTAGACAAACAACAGATACTGATGTGGCCAAAAAATATGGTTATAGCACACCTAGACTTATAGATAGTTTTAGGTTTGTAACAAGGTCATTTAAAGATATTGGTGATGAATTATTTGTAAATCCAATACCTATTGCTGATATGATTGCGGATGAACCAAATACTAGTGCTTATAATGTAATCTCTACATTATTAACAGATAATAAATTTGAGTTTATCGCATTACCTACATTTATAAATTATAAAGACGATAGTATGCTTGAATCTGTCTTTACACCTTTTAATTATAATCAAGCTATAACAACATGTGGACCAACATTTGTTTGTGTTTATACTGGTCAAAAATCTAATAGTTTAGATTTAAAATCAGGTAAATACCCAAATGATGGATTTGATTTGAGATGTACTAATGATGGTGCTGATACATCAATACCTTCAGATTTTAATGAACCATTAAATGATTACGAAGAACCAGTACCTGTTTTTGTTGTTAATTATTCACAACAAAATCAAAATATATTTAAAGATATAACTTTAGACCAAAGTGAATTTACTGAAACTGAAGAATCTTTAAAAATAGTACAAGACATATCTACAAAAGGTTTTGAAAATAACCCATCAATAGGTGGTCAAAACATGTATAACATATATGCTGTTAGAAGTTATAGTGCAGAAATTGAAATGCTAGGTAACGCTATGATTCAACCAATGATGTATTTTCAATTGAACAATATCCCAATGTTCCATGGTGCTTATATGATTATAAAAACAAGACATAATATAAAACCAAATCATATGTCAACCACATTTACTGGTACAAGAATTAGAAGAATTGAAACACCAATAATTGATATTGCAGAAGCATATATGAGTTTGATTGAAACTTTAGATTTACAAAGTGCTGGTACATCAGATTCAACTACTATTAGAAGAAGTAATAACTATATTGATGATTATGTTTCTGATTTAAAATCTTCATTACCAAAAGATAAAACAATTGTAGGTGTGGCATTACAAAATCAAAAAGCTTTAACACAAAGAGCTGAAGCTGAATTTACAGCATGGAAAAATGGAACATTAGATGAAAAAAATGCGGTAACATTATTAGATAAATACGCAAAAGCAACACCAGGTATTACCGCTGAAGATTATAGCAATAATACACAACCATGGAGCGCTGTTTTTATATCATATATAATGTTAGCTGGAGACCCAGATTTTATGAAGTCTACAATACACAATTCTTATGTTACAAAAGCTATGAAAGGTGATAATGGTTATGAAGTTTTTCCTTTGGCATCTGGATTAAAAATAAAACCAGAAATTGGTTGTCTATTTTGTAAATCTAGAAGTGGTGGTTACACTGCTAGTCACTGTGATGTTGTTTATAAAATAAATGGAAATGTTATAAGTTTAATAGGTGGTAATTTAAGTGATTCTGTTAAAGTTTATACGATTAATTTAACCGATGGTTATGTTATTGATTCTACAAATGTTAATGGTAATTCTTTAGTTGTTTTAAAAACAAACAATAAATATTATAAAAAGAAGAATTTAATAGGTACTGGCGGTTCAACTGTTGATGATACTAGTGATAAATCAACAGCGACTAGTAAAGAAAATATTGTTAAAAATCAAGTTGCAGTTAAAAACTATCTAAAAAATAAAGGTTTAACAAAAGCACAAGTTGCTGGTATAATGGGTAATATACATAAAGAAACTGGTGGAACATTTGACCCATTTAGTATTAACAAAGCAGATACAAATGGATATCCATCAGTAGGTTTAATACAATGGAATGGTAAGTTTTATCCAACAAATGGTGGAAGTAAAAATAGTGATACAGTATTATCTTTTGTTGGTAAGACAATAACAGAACAATTAGATTTTTTAACAACAAAAATGTCAACATATACTAAATGGTTAAATTTAGACGATACTTATAAAACAAAAACATCTGCTTATTTATCAGCATATGAATTTGCTAGATTAGTTGAAGTTTGTGCTGGTTGTATTAGTGGTTTTGATGCTTATAAAAAAGGAAAATACAACCCATCTGATAGAAGTAAGTACGCTAATAGTTATTATAGTAGATTTAACACACAAGGTGATTCATTATTTTGGTAGTTTAAAAATAATTTAGTATATTTGCAATATGAAATTTGCCAATATAGTTTCAACTACACAAATTAACGTCCCACAAGACTTCAATGTGGTGCAATCCATGGATGAAATAATCCATGGGTTGCCAACGTTAATTATTGGTTTTGATTTAACTGATAAACTATTTCCTAATTATGATGTTGGGAATATTAAAGTAACAGACAATGTTTATTGGACAACAAAAAAAACAGAAAGTAGAGATAAACATAATATAGAACTTGAATGGTTTAAACATTTTGCTTATCACGAATTGATTAAAGATATAAATTATATTTTTGTTGACCCAATACAGTATAAGAAAAAATCTCTATTAAAAATACTAAAAAAAATATACACAATACCAAATAAAATAACATATCAACATAATGATATGATATATATTTACAGTGATAAATTTATATTCGGTGTTGATTTAAAACTTATTAAGTATATTGGATTAGATATATCAAAAATAAAACGAAAAATTATTAATATAAGCTCAGTGTTTTTGGAGGGTGCTGACATATTTATTGAATATAAATATATAATCGATGACATGGAAAACCAAGTCAGATTTTTACCTTATTTATATTCAATAAAAAATGAATAAAACAATATTATTAGCCTCGTTTATTTTTCCAGAAAGAGTTGATTGGTTTTTAAATTATTTAAAAACAACATTTAACGTAGAGTCTGTTTTTTGCTATAAAAACCTTGATGATGAATCAAAGGTTATACTTACTTTTAGATTAACAATAAACACAGAACAACCACTTAACTTAAAAAATTTATTCCCAAACGCTGTTATTATACATAAAAACGGTAATGCCTTATATACGATAAACGCATTAAATTTATTGATACAAGAAAAATATCCAGAATCCGTAGGTAATATAGATAATAAACAAATAAAAATAGATTGGTCAGAATATCAAAACAAATTTATATTAATTAATAACAAACAACTTTGTATTTTTAATATAAAACGAGTTTTTTAATTAGTTTATGATATTTATAAGTAAACATAAGACATTATAAACTAAATTATTATGGAAACTAACAAAGAACAAAACAAAAAAGCTGAAGAATTAAACAAAGCTTTGGAGGGATATTTAAACACAGAGAACCAAGACATGGACTGTAGTTCAGGTGTTTGTGTGATTAAAGGCGATAAAAGTCTTGTAGAAAGAATAAATAAAAAAATAATAACAGAAGACGGTAGACAATTATTATTCTAATGAGAAAGAAAGTTACTTTTAACCCAGAATTATTAAAAGAGGAAGCTAAACGCTTTAAACTCTTAACTGAATATACATTTTATCAAGAAGAAAATGTAATGGCACCATCAGGTATGCCAGAAAAACCAATTATATTAGGTAATACATTAGAAGAGGTTGAAGGAGAGGAAGAAGAAACAGTAGACCAAGCAGCTGGGTTAGAAGATGAAACACCAGCTCCAGAAGGTGAAGAAATACCTGCTGAGGAAGAAATGCCAGCACCAGATGAAGAAATGCCAGCACCAGATGAAGAAATGCCAGCTGAAGAACCAGCTACCGATGAAGAATTACCAACACCACCTCCACCAGGTATTGAACCAGAAGAAACTGATACTGAAGAAATAGATGTTACTTCTTTGGTTAAAGGAGCTGATGATGCAAAAAACGCTGCAATTAAAGCTATGAAAGTTTCTAAAGAAACTGGTGATGATTTAATGGGTAAATTATCTGATTTAGAAGCTAAATTAGCTAGAATGGATTCTGTTGCTAATAAAATTGAAAACTTAGAAAAAGAATTAGTTAAAAGAAACCCAACACCAGTTGAAAAACTTGAAATGCGTTCTTTAAGTTCATACCCTTATAATATTAAACTTAGTGATTATTGGTCTGACAAAGAAGGTCAATATGATGTTATGGATAAAGAACCTAAAGAATATGTTTTAACTAAGGATGATGTTGATAACGAATTCAGTTATTCACAAATAAAAGATACATTTGATGAACCTTCCGAAGAACAAGGATACGAAGAAGAAGATATTTAATATATTATGAATAAATTAAGCCCCTAATATAGGGGCTTTTTTATTTTTAAAAAAAAAAGTAGTTTAAAATTTGTTTTGTTTTATTATTGTCAGTATATTTGCAAAAATAACTTTAAAAGATATCCTTAAAATATACAAAAACGTAAAAAATAATCATAATTTTTTTAATAGTAAAGACTTGACTTTTTTTATTTTTGTTAGTATATTTGCATAACTTTGAATTAGTAAATAACGTAATTATATATATTTTAAAAATGAGTGAACAATTGAATGCTTTAGAGGCTATGTTAGCGCAGTACGAGAAGAATAATGCTCCGAAGTACGAAAAACAAGAAGCCAAAACTTACGATTTGAAGAATTACTTCAATACGTACATCCCTGATACTGTTAAGTCTGGGACTAAGATTATCAGAATTTTACCATCACAAAATGGTAGCCCATTTGTAGAAATGCATGGTCACAAAGTAATGGTTGATGGAGAATGGAAAACATTCCCATGTCTTAAACATGAAAAAGGTGAAGCGTGTCCTTTCTGCGAAGCCAGAGAAGAATTGTTATCAACTGGAAAAGAGTCTGACAAAGAATTGGCTAAAAAATACAATGCACGTTTAATGTACGTTGTAAAAGTAATCGACAGAGACCGAGAAGATGAAGGTGTTAAATTCTGGAGATTTAATCATGATTACAGAAAAGAAGGTGTGTACGATAAATTGTACGCTATGATTACAGCTTTGAAAAAAGACGTAACAAATCCTGAAACTGGTCGTGATATTGCAATCACAATTAACAGAAATCAAAATGGTGTTCCAGTCGTATCTGGTATTCAAGCTTTAGACCCATCACCATTATCTGATGATTCTACAAAAGTTAGTGAGTGGATGTCTGACGATAGAACATGGGAAGATGTTTATTCTGTAAGAACTTACGATTATTTAGAATTAATCGTTAAGGGTTACACACCAGTTTGGGATAAAGAAGAAAAACGTTTTGTTGCCAAAGAATTGTTGAAAGAAGAAGAAACTAAAAACACTTTAGAATCTGAATTAACAATGGGTCTTGAAAATGTTAAATCAAATATTCAAGCTCAAACCGTTACATCAACAACAACTTCAGTTATTGAAGATGAGGATGAGGATGATTTACCATTTTAATTAAAATGGTTTTAACAATAGGGAGTGAGAAATTACTCCCTTTTTTTTCTAAAATAACAAGTAATAAATAATTTAAATAAAAATGGCTAACAAACCAACAAAAAAAACAAGTATTCCAAAGAAAGAATTTAATTTAGATGATTTTAAAGAAAATGAAGGATTAGATAACATTGTAAAAGATAAAGAATTATCATGGATTCCATTATCTGAAGCTTTCCACGATGCTCTAAAAATCCCAGGAATTCCAATCGGATTCTTCACAAGTTTTAGAGGTTATTCTAACACTGGTAAATCAACTGCGATGTATGAAGGTGTTGCTGGTTGTCAAAAATTAGGTATCTTACCTATCATTTATGAAACTGAAGGTAACTGGAATTGGGAACACGCTAGAAATATTGGTGTGGAATTTGAAGAAGTTGTTGATGAATCAACAGGTGAAATTCTAAACTACAAA